TGGTGGAAGCATAGGGAAACAGGTTTGCAATGCAAATGCCGTTGTGACTATGTGATTGATGATATGGTCATTGATCTCAAAACTACAGGTGAAGGTGGAGCATCACCAGATAAATTTACCAAAACTATAGTCAACTTTCATTACCACATGGCTGCGGCTCACTACCTTCAAGGCACTGGCGCAAAGCGTTTCATATTTGTGGCAGTAGAAAAAGTCTTTCCTTATTCAGTAGGAATCTATGAACTGTCACCTCATTTTATTGAGCGTGGATATGAGCTTCAAGAACAAACTTTGTCTGACATCAAACAAGCCCAAGAGTCAGGCATCTGGAAAGGTTACACCAACTATGAACCAGAGGGCATTAAAACACTTACACCCCCTAAATGGTTATGACATTTACTAAAGAACAAACAGAACAACTTAATCAACCCATTGATCCTAAAGTTGTTGCCTTCAGACAGCAAGGCAGTATGCAGCTTGCTTACTTAGAAAGCTGGTATGTAATCAACGAAGCTAACCGCATTTTTGGATTTGATGGCTGGCAGTCTGAGACAGTACAGCTTGACTGTGTGCAGAGTGATGACTTCTGTGTGACTTATATTGCAAAAGTCAGAGTTACTATTGGTGATGTAATCAGAGAAGGAGTTGGTGCTGGACATGGTAAAGGCAAAAGCGTCAATCTTGGAGACAAGCATGAATCAGCAGTTAAAGAGGCTGAATCAGACGCGAGAAAAAGAGCTTTCATGCAGTTTGGTTCTCAGTTTGGCTTATCTCTTTATGACCGCACTAAAGCTTGGAAAAATCCTAAAAAAGATAGGACTCCAGTTTCCACTCAGAATCTTACAGTAGTTGCCAAAGATGCAATTTTAAAGGCTGACACCAGAGAAAGGCTTGATAAATGTGCTGAGTCTTTAGAGGTGCGTTATGCTAACAGACAAATACCGCAAAACGATTACAACGATCTTTGCGGTCTTATCAAAACTAGAAAAGAGGTGATTACAACATGACAGTAGCTGAAACTCAGTATTTCACCACAGAGCAACTTGCCAGAAGATATGGCAAGTCTCCTGAGACAATCAGGAAGTGGAGGTATAAAGGCTCAAGCCCTGAGTTTTATACTTTACCAATGTTTGCTGTTCCTTACGGACAACCAAGAGTACGCTATGAACTACATAAAGTGCTTGCTTGGGAAGAAGCAAACGGCATTACACCCATTGAACCTTTTTAATTACTATGGCAAACACAGCATTTAACGCAAAAATCAGAATCGTTGACAACAACAGCGATAGAGACAATGCACCAGAAAGAAACCTAATTATTGATTTTACCCATGAAGAGGCCGTTAAAGCTGCAAACTGGTTAGCTCAAGCTGCCTCAAACGCTAGATTGGAAGGCACGACAATTCGTGTTTATAGGAGCAAGTCAGACTATGATGAAGTTACTGGATTTTCGCTTTGGGGTGGCCTCTGGGGTAACTCAGGCAAGATTGCACCCATGAACCCTAAACCAGCCTCTGAGAGGACTGTAAACGTCAAAGCAAGCCAACGTGAACTTCCAGAAGATTTACCTTTTTGATTATGTACTTAGTAACTTTTCCAAACAATCCTTATGTAGGTCAGATTTTTTATCACTTAGAATCTCAAAGAACTTATGAGTTTTGTGAAACAACAAGAACAGATCACGAAACTGGAAATGTCATTGAGTCTGCTAGTTGGTTTGATATTACAGAAAAAGATTTAGTTCCCTGACTTCTTGTTAAACAAAACGTATCTTATGCGATCCCAAAGGGTCGCTTTTTTCTTTTTTAGTTGTTTTTCTAACTTAAATATATAAGCGGCTTGCTGTGATATAACTTCAATCGAAGAACTTACAAAATGAGCTTGCTTTGCATTTGTCTGTAATAGCTTGATTGCATAAGGTTTAAGCAACTCAATGTCCTCTAGTTTCTCAATAAACTGTATAGACTTTTGCACCTCAAACTCACCCTCAAGGCTGTAAGTAGATGTAAGAGCCTTGATAATATCCATTATTTGACTGGAAATAATTTTTCCTCAATCATTTTAACTATGGCATCGTCAATATCGTTATCACTCTTAGCACTTAAATCTCGCAAGATAGAAAGCACCCCTTTGCGTAGAGATTCACTTTTGCCGAACCTAATAAATAGATTGATTAAAAATTTAGACATGATTTGTTCGTTTTTACTAATTTAGCTAAATTGCTAGTATTAGACAAGAAACCTTAATTTTATGGAAGAGGAAGAAAAGGAAAGTAAGGATTTTTTTGGTCATGGAATTAGACTTTTAATTTTGGTTTGGGCTTTATCCGTTATGACTTTGGGGTACATGGAAAAGATAAGGCTAGACACCTTTGCTGCTGGCCTTGTGGGAAATATAGCTTCGGCTTATGGGATCTCTATAAAGGGTAAAAATGGCAACGGAAAGAAACCAGTTATAGTAGATAATAAGAATACTAAAGTTGGAATCAAATGAAAAAGCTAATTCCATTTATCATCTTTCTTTCTCCGTCTAGTGCCTTTGCTGACATCACAGCAAAATATGTAACCTCTGCACAGATTTCTATTGACTCTCCTTATGTGATTACAAATGCCGCACCTAGTTCATACTCTATAAGTGGAAATAATATTACTACTTCTACAGGAACAGGTGACAGTGTGGTAACAAATGGGATAGGTGGATTGAATCTTGGTAGCTTAAGCAATGGAGTTCCAGCTTTGGTAAATACAAATAAATCGGTGACAACTGCTGGGTCTGCCTTTTCTCTCAGCGAAAGTTATCAGGCTGGAGACGTAACACAATCAGCAATCACTCCATCAAGCGGCATAGCAACTCTTCCAGTATTAGGTGGACAGACAACAGTTATTTCTGGTGGTACTGCTGGAAACTTAGCCCTTACTTCTTTATCCTCTGGTATTCATACTTGTACTGCTGGCGGTTCTGGAACTAGCTGTATTGCCTCAACTACTGTTCAGATTGAAATTGACTAGATTTTGGCTATTATTAATATTACTACTACCTCTGAGAACCCTTGCAACGCCTATAGTCCCCCAGTTCCGTAGCGGTTCTAGCACTCAGAGTTCTACTTCGCAATCAGTAATTAATGAGCAAATTTCAAGCTATCAGTGGAATAATGGCTTTTCATATTCCGCAAGTGGTCATAATATTGAGTCGGCTGATCTCAACGGATATATTAACCCTGACGTTACAACAGAAACAACCCAAACACTTCAAGGGGTCAACTTCAGTTGGACTTCTCCAAACTTAGAGGCTGTCCCAAGATGGAAAATCAAAAACGCTGGAGAAAGCTTTTCATTAATAGAATCACTACAGGGAAGTGGAATCGACACAATCACTCATATCAATCGGACTATCACAACAACCACAACTACAGAAACAACCTCTGTCTTTGGGCAATAATTTTATTTTTAAGCCCTGTAAAAGTTTCAGCTAATACAACTGTTGCTTCGCCTAGCTCAAATGCTCAAGGAGTGGTGAATAACAACGCCACCATGATTACACCCTCCAGCTTGCCTCAGAATCGCTACAGTCAAGGAATTGTTTGTACCTCGCCCAGTTTGACTATAACTCCCTATCTAACAGACGCATGGAGCTTTAACAGGCCAATAGAAACTGTAACCAAACAACCTATTTATGATGAAAATACAGGGGCAATAAAATATATCCAAGAAACTCCAAGATTTGAGAAAGATAATTACAACTTAAATTATGGAATATCTATGCAATTTAATATTCCTTTGGGTAATGGTGGAGAACTTTGTAAGAAAGCTGCGGCTGTAAATATCGAAGCTCAAGAGTTGCTCATTAAAAAAACCAAATTAGAAATGGCCTTGTATAGATTAGAGGTCTGCTCAAAAATGGCTCAGAGTGGAGCAGTTCTTGTTGGTAAACACGCAGTTACTTGTGAAGATGTAAGGATTATTGCTAAACCAAACCAAGTTTTGCCTCATACTCACAAAATCGAAAAAAAATAGGGCTTTTAAATCGCCTGTAAAGGGCTTGTAAAATTCTTTGCTTATGTTTATACCTTCTTTTTTTTAGAAAAACGCTTAGTTATTTGCTTGATACCACTCTTTGCAATTCCTTGTATTACAGGGACAAGAGCCGCAGACCCACCAGCGACCAGACCAATAGCAGCAGTAGAAATAAGTACCTCAGGTGTGCCAATAAAAGTTTCTCGAAATGGTACGTCCTCATAAAGGGTAATACACTCTGTTTTGTCTGAGGATAACTTATGCCCTATAACTCTTTCAATGCGTTTTGCATTTCTGTAATCTCCGATTTTTTGGTCTTTTTTACTTGGACACTCTGGGATTACTAGCTCTTCTTTTTTCTTTTCTGGTGTTTTAGTCTCTGGAATATCTGCCTCTGGCATGGGTGGGGCATCTTTTGTTATCGGTAAATCTTCCGTAATTACCAACTGATCTGGTCTATAGTCGATAGGATAAAAGCTAGGAAAAACAGAATCACAAGTAGTAAATACTCCGTTAGGGTCATCAAGTAAAAGTTGTGTGTTACCAGTGTTTTTTATATCTCTATGCTGATAAGTGCAACCTACAACATCTATTTCTAAATTTGTTATTACAGGCAATACAGGGTTAGGCTTGTATATCTCAGGAATATAGACCTCTGGAACATTTATTTGTCTGATACCTATTTCTGGTATCTCCATTATTTCTTAGGTTGGATATATTCTGGAATAGTGCCACCTGTCATATTTGGCAAAGCATTGTCTAATACTTTAGGCATTATGCCTTGTACATTGTCCAGAACTTCATTCATTACTCTTGCCTTGAACTGTTCACTGGTAACAAAGCGGTAGGCATAGTATGAACCGCCTAACATTGACAAGGTTAAAAAAAGAGACAACAATGATGCTATCTGACAAATTTTTTGAAACATGGTAAAAGAGGCAATACTGAAAGCGATTTCTCACAGTCTTATTATATCTTTTTTGATAATTATTCCTACTATTACCCCTTTATATCTAATAACAAGCTATATGACTAAACAAATGACAATCAAGAATTAGGATCGTCTGGATATTGTGTCATATTAGGTGTTACAACACCATCTTTTTCTGTTGACCCATAAAGAGTTACTAGGGCTGCGGTATCTGAACAGTTTGTAATTTCTGTTTTTCGTGTCGTGTAAGCTGTGCGTATTGAATCTCTATATGTAGCTACAGCACTATCTAATTCAGTTCCTTTTTCTGCTTTTCTTACAACTTGCCAATCATATTTATTTAATAAACTTTTAGCTATTTCTTTTTCTTGTGCCTTTAATACAGACTTAACACCTTGTATTACCATCTGACTACCATCTTCATTTTTTAATAAATTACCCTTTTCATCTTTAGCATCTACATCATCAAGAGCTTTTGCAGTCCCATCACCCCAGTAAAAACGTGAATCATATGTTTTGGGATCTTCTACCTCAGTAATACCAAGATCTTTCTTTTCCTGTGCTGATGATAGTCTTAACCAGTTAGCAGGGTAGTTTATATCCCCTACTGTAAAAGGAACATCAACTGCTAAAGGTTTTCCGTCTAATAAAAAAGCCATATCTATATATTACCTTGCCCTTGCATTTTTGAAAGGCGATTCACTAAATGCTAAATAAATATATGTCGAGTTGGCATTAACATCATTTCCAGTACCTCTTAATTTAAATCCATTTGATAAAAAATCTGCGGTAGAATTTGCTGCGTTTCCCTCTGCTGCACTTGTATCTGGTCGTAAATAAGTATTTGTAAGATTAAATGTGTTTCTTTTGTTATCCATCATGTACCAAGAATTAGTTGCACTTGATCTTTTAAAAATAACTAAAGCTGGTCTGAAGCCTGTAAAAACAAACGTGCCATTAGCATTTTCGTTGCCTTGATATGATCCAAACTTGCTATACCCTGCTACTTCACTAAATACATAAGCCACATAATTACCCGAAGATTCATTGATGTGCGCTCTAGGTGCTGAGCCACTTGACCCATCTTTTAAAGTAAATGTTGTTGACGAAACAGCACTTACACAACCATGATTATTTGTACCTTCTGCTTGAGTTAGACTTAAATGAATTTTTCTTGCATTACTGCCTCCATTCATGCCATTTGTTAAACCTTTATGTGCGACAGTCCAATGCGCTCCAGCACTCCCAATAGTTCCTAAATTTCGTGATTTAGTAATTATACAGTCAGGTGCAACTCCTAAACCATGACCAACAGTTGCTCCATCAGTACCATTTCCTGTGTATTCTAGTATAGAAAACCCTGCCGTTGGAGAGGCTTTGACTACAGATTGAATTGTTCCATCAAAGTTACTTGATCCAAGAGTTGAGTTTGTATTAATCGCACCCCCCATTCCACTGTGCTGATTACAAAAATAATAAAGCTGTGGAGCAGAGGCAGCCACCACGATCTGCACTGAAGTAGAACTTAAAACAGTAACTCCTGTTGTATATTCAGTCCCACCGCCATGCGTACCATCTGATGTTTCTGAAAATCTAAATGGGTGGGCTGATGGATAATTGAATATATAAGTGCCGCCCTCTGCAAGATCAAGAGTTACAGCAGATGTTCCAAATCCATCAAACCTATACTTATTTCCAGAATCAGAAACAACTGTTACTGTATAAGTTTTGCTATCTGTATCACCAGCGTTCCAATTCCACCCGACATAAGTATGTCCATTTGTATTTGTAGCACCAGTTCCAGATGAATTGTCTCCTAATGTCAGTCCATTAGAATTAAAAGATGTAAGAAAATTTGCATTTGTTTGCTCAGTAGCAGTTCTGTTACTCCATAATTGCTTGTCAGATCCTCTCACAGAATCCATCAATGTGTTGTGATATGCCTGACTTCTAGACTTTGCCCAGAACCAATCAGGTTGAAAATTTAACCCTGTTAAAGTATGACTTGCTGCAGTTCCTGTCCATAGCAAAGTATCAAAATGTTTATTAGGTAATAATATTGTTGGGTCAGGTAAGTTTGCTGAACACAACGCTTTTGCTCCAGTAGGAACTGTATATTTAAAATCTCCTAAAGCACTGGCATCTACATTGCCACCAGCACTTATTTGACCCGCAAAAGTACTATCTTGTCCAAAATTTGCATGAATTGTGACACTTGTACCACCATCACTTGATGAAAAAATAAATGCAGCAAAGCCATCATTTCCTCCAGTATCAGTTGTAAAAAAGGAATCTCCTAAAGTTATTCCAGAAGTAGGACTTGATTCATCAAAATTACCTGATCCATCAGCCCATTGTCCGTTTTTTGAAAAGTAGACTACAGGTGTTCCAGCGTCCATATCTAAATAAACACCAACAACATCATATTGTGCAATAGCCGATCCATAAGTCGCTACAGTCTCAGAACCAGCAGTCCTATAAACAGCTTTTCCATCATTTCTACGAACATAAGCATATCTTGAATTATTAGATGTTGTGCTTAATCTAACTTGATAAGTTCCAATTCCGATAAAACCACTAGAAGAAGAATCTTTGTGCATAAATTCTGCATACCATTTACCAGAATTTACAAGCATAGGTGCAAACGCTGATCTATTTAAATTTCTTGCTGAACTTGTTGATCCTGATGTTAATTGTAAATTACCTTCTGCAAAACCAGCACCACTTGAAAATGGTGTACCCATCATCTGAGCAATTGCAAAATTATTAGTAGGACTATCTTTTACAGCATCACCTAATACAAAATTCTGTGGTGTAAAATTATTTCCATTACCACTACCATCTGTCCCAAAAGTATTAGTTGAAAAATTTAAATAAAATCCATTTGTTCCATAACCACCGACATACTTCTTAGGATTCCATTGACCTGTTAATACATTTGTTTCTCCAAAATATGATGGATCATATTGTTGTCCATCAATAAAATTAATTTCTGCCATATATCCGTCAAATTCCATACCAGCAGATCCTTGCCCACTTGTTCTGTAACCTAAAGTATGCAAGGTATTATTATTCATTGCGTTTGTTGCATATCCAGAGGAAGGATTACTTCTTGATCCAAAATCTGTAATCTCAACTCCATTCATATACATTCTCATTCTATTATTTGCTGTACTTTCATCTGTATCCAAAGCACAGACAAGATGAAACCAAGCTGAAGAATCTCTAAATACTTGCGTTGTGTTTAAATTTCCAGAAGAAGAGCCAGAACCTTCATTAGCTAAATCCCAAGTTATTTCATCATTGCTTGCAAAATATATATGAGAGGCATTTGCGTTGCCACCAAATATACGCATTTCTCCAGCACTACCTCCTAAATTAGCCCTTTTTATCCAAGCACTAAAAGTCCATTTCTTTCTATCACCAGCACTACTTGGTGTCCTACTTAGATAAGCTGTATCATTATCATTAAATCTTAAACTACGTTTTACTTCGTATGCTTTCTTCCCTGCTATGAAGAAAGGATTAGGACTGCCAAGACTGCTCATTAGCTAAAGTTTCCAATAAACTGTGCAGCT